TCAGTAGCTGTCGCATCCCTAATGATAACCTGTAAATCTGTGTCAGCAAAGATCTTGAATGTATAGTTGAAGGTATCAAGAGTACCATTACCTGCGTAGGAGTTCTTTACTGTAGTAGATGATATTGTCATATTTAATTCTCTATATTATTATTGTTCCTTATTATCAACCTTTATATTCATAAGATCTAAAGATCTTTTTGCAGTTAGTATCATTACTTTTGCAAACTCATCTATTAATTCTCTTTTTTCTTCAGCAGTATATTTCTTGTTATTATATATATTTCTTATCATTGCACCATATTCTTTTATAGCATCACCATAAGTAATTAGTTGAAATTTTCTATCATCTATTTTGTCTATAATTTCTTGAGCTTCTATACCCTTACCTTCTTTTTCTAAAGCAGATGCTTTATTTAATTGTTGTTTAACTTTATTATATTCTTCATAAAATGAAGTTATCCATTGAGATTGCAAATCTGGATTCTTAGCTAAGAAAGCTCTAAAGACAGGCATAGATGATAGTGGTTGTTCTGGTCTAATAGGATCATCAATTACACCACTTTCAATTAATGCTTTATCAGATGCTTGTATTGCATATCTTCCAAGTGTACCTGTCCATGCTCTAATAAAATTATCTATCACTATAGGATTTGTAAACTTACTATCTGTTCCTATCATTTTGTATAATGTAGATGCAATAAGTTTTGCAGATTCAGATGTGTAATTTGTATACTGCATTTCATTTGGTAAAGTCTTAGCAATATATTCTGGTACTAATGGTTGATTTCTAAACCAACTTTTATTTGTCCATGCTTCAAATACAGGTAAAATTACTTGAGGAGTTGGTATAAAACTTTTTCCTGTTTGTATTAAATAATCTGTAAACCAATTATCTAATTCTTTTTTAGTTGTTTCATCTTTACTATAATTATGATTTAAAAAAGATTCTACTAATGAAGCAAATACTACACCAACATCAAAAGGTTTTGGTATTTTATGAATTACTTTATCTTCACCTTCTCCAGTAGAGAATAACCAATAATGTATTTTAACCCATTCTGGTTGTGCTTGAATATCTTCATCATCTTTATTTAGATACCAAAGTAATGCAGTAGGAATCATAATTCCACCACCTATAGCAAGTAATGCTCTTGTTGGTCTTTCTTTAAATGAATCAAATATTTTTGCATAACCTTGTATTCTAGCATTATAGAATGCAGATATTTGATTGAGTGTTTTAATTTTTGCACCCATCTTACCAAAGTCTAATGTTATATCTCTTGATTCAAAACCAGCTCTTTCTACTGCTTGTTTGTGTGTCATTCCTTTTTTAATAGAAGCATTATATGCTCTTCTAAATTCTGAAATCCTTGTAGCATTTTCAAATGTTTCAGAAATAACTCTTAATATTTCTATAGGATTTTCTGCTTTGTTTCTTATTTGACCTTTGTTTAAAATATCAAAAGCAGGTTTATCAAAGATAGCTCTATCTACTGATTGTAAAGTAGATTGCATACCACCAGACTTAACCCAATCTTCATATAGCTTTTGAGATTTTTTACTTAGACCTGTCTTACCTGCGATAATATCAAATAACCCTCTAATAGAACTAACTACAGGAAAGAATCCATATTTACTATAAATACTAGCTTGAACTGTATCTCTAAGAAAGTTTGCACCAACAAAGTCTAAAGCTAATGTAGCACCAGCTCTTAACCATGAAGCAGGTTTAGAAGATAAACCCCAAAATAAATTTCTTGCTCCTCTTGGATCAAAATCTTTTATAGCTTCAGCAAGTTCCTTTCCTACTTCCCAAACCTCAAACTTACCATTACGAATAACACCAATGGAATCATCACCTATTTTATCAAACTCTTTTCTAAATATTTGTAAATTTTCTAATGCTCTACTAGACAATTTAGATGTATCTATACCTAAATCTTTTAATTCTTTTTCACTAAACTTAATAACTTTTGTTATAGTTTTTTTATTTATATCTGGAAATAAACCTTTCTTCTTACCAGCTTCAACAATATCTATAAATTCTTTTATAGCTGCATTCCTATCTGCTTTTTTAATTATAGCAAATGTGTTTGAATAAGTTGTTTCGATTGGATCTATAATATCTCTTTTAGATCCTTTCATCATTTTTAATGCAGAAACACTTGTTTTTATTTGACCATCAGCAGCAAGATCCATTACTCTTGCAAAACCAATATATTCTTTATTGGCAGCAACCATAGCATCAAATGCTTCTTTAGTTAATAAACCTTTATCTCTTGCATACTCTAATAATCTTTTATTATATTCTATAAGTTCCTGTCTTGTCTTCTCAAACTTCTTAATTAGTTTAGGATTATTAGCAACTTTGTTTGCAATTTCTAAAGTAATACCTGTTTCAATATCTGCTTTTTGTTTTTCAACAACTCTTTTTGCAATAGCATAATTATTAAACTCAGCATAAGTTTGTCTGTTTCTTCTATCTCTTTCTTTTAAATTTAAGGTAAAACCTTTCTCAATTAAAGGATCTAATATTTCTTTAAAAGATTTTCCATTTACTTTTAAGTTTACATTAAATGTACCTTTTTCTATTGCAGAACCTGCTTTATTTTCTACACCTAATAAACTTCTAAATCTTTCATAAACATTTAAAGCATCTTTAGTATTTTTTATATTTTGAACTTGTTCAATTATTCTTTTAATAGGATGAAGTCTATCAACAAAGTTAGTAATATTCTTATCATTTAATTCTTTTGCTTTAGACTTAACTCCTTGAACTGTAGTTTCTGGAACTCTTTCAGAATATTGAGTTTTATCAAAGATAGCTTGTTCTTCTTTAGTTTCAAATTTTAATCCTTCTTTAAATTTTTCTGGTTTAGTAGTTACTGTTTTTTCTTGACCATAATGTCTTGGAGTTTGATTTGTAGAACTTGGAACATCTTCTGCCATAGTTTTATGAGTAACAATATCTTCAGCTAGTTCTGGTAAAGTTCTATCATTCTTAGTTATAATATCTTTTGATTTAGTTATAGCTTTTCCACCATAATTAAATAAACCAAATAAAAATAAACTATCTTGCATTTGTTCTTTACTTGGTAATTGTTGATGGATAGTTGCACCCATAGCTTCAAATCCTGTTGCTTGTGCTACAGTTTTTTTAAATGTGCCTGTAAAAAATCCACCTGCTTTTGTTGCAGCATAAAGTTGTGCGGCTTCTGCTGCACCTGCTTTAATTCCTTCTTTAGTCCATATATCAAAAAATTCACTAAAACCATTTACTTCATCATTTTGTAGTGCTTTTAAATAAGTTTCTCTAAGAGAACCACCAACAAAACCACTAGCAACTAAAGCTGCATCTTTGTTTCTAGCAAAAAGAAATGGTACTGAAGCAGCAGCATAAACAGGAAGATCTTTTGTTAATCTTGATACATTCATTATTTGTCTTTCTAAAAAACCAGTATCTTCTGGCATTTGAGTTGTGTAAAATTCTGGCATCTCTTCGCCATTAACATACGATTGATGAAGATCCCAAATACCAGAACCCCAACCTCTTTCCCAATATTTACCAGGTTCAAATGCCTTACCAACTAATTCTTGTTTTCTTTTTTCTAAGAATGGTGTGTCATCATTTTGTGATTCTAATTGTTTTATCTCTGAATAGATTTTTTCGTTTTCATCTTTTGTAAGATTAATAATACTTTGCCAAGCAGATCTAATTGGAGTTAGATCAACTTCTTTGTAACCTAAATCTTTAGCTATTTCTTGTGTAGAAAATCCTGCTTCACTTAAAGTTTTAACTTTATCTTTTTTCCATGATTCAATTTCTTGACTAGAGAAACCTGCTTCTTCAAAGGTTTTTATCTGATCTGCTAATGTAGCCATTAGTTTCCTTCTATTATTTTTAAATACTCTTCAATACTTATTGGTCTACCGAGTTCTTCTTCTATTTGTTTTTTAGTTTTAGTTTTTGCATTTGGTATTTGTGGAATATCTGAATCAACAGAAATATTATCTTTAATACTTTTAAACACATCATCCATACTTGGTAAAAATGTATGAAAATCATAACCAATAAAATCTTTATTTCCTTTTGCAGCTTTTAATAATTGAGCTGGAGTCTTACCATTTTGTAAACCATTAATATATCTAGCATACATTGTATATTTAAAAACATTTAAACGATCATCTCTTTTAGGATCTAAATCTTTTAAAGCTACACTACCTGCAACTTCTAAAGAAAACATATCTATAAATTTAAAAAACTCTGTATGGTTTTCTTTAAATCCATCCTCTTGAGATATTGATAAAAGGTTATTTAAAAATTTAACATCTTTTACATTTAATTGTTTACCAACTCTTTCCATTATAGATAATGGAGTTGTTTCACCAGTTAATGTAAATTTATCATAAACAGTATTTACTTTATCATTTATAATTAATTTAATTATATCATCATTGTTTTCAAATTTAGAAATTTTATTAGCTTGTCCATCGCTTAACTTGGTATTAAAATCTATTAATTGTTCTACAGCTATTTGATTATCTGGAAATATTTGTTTTAATTTTTCAGAATAAACACCTTCTTTCATATCTAACATTTTAAATATTTCATTTGTTTTTTGTGCAGCTTCAACTTTTCCTATTTGATTTGCAGTTAATATTTGAAGTTGTCTATCTGATTTAATTTGATTTGCTTTTTTTAAATATTCTTTTTCAAATTCAATTCTTTCTTGAGGTTTTAAACTTTGGTATATAGCTTGAAGATCTTCATTACCACCAAATGTTTTAGCTTTTATTTCTTCATTAGCTATAACAAAATCTCT